TAGCTATCCCAGGAATATGGGCAAGAAGATTGCGTCGGTCGATCCGGATTATATCCATATCGCCACAGAGGGTCCTCTTGGCTTGTGGGCTAGAGCATATCTTGCATTGGCTGATATTCCTCACAATACCGCTTATCACACTAAGTTTCCTGAAGGGCTCAAAAAGCTATTTGGAATACCTGAGTCTCTTACTTGGCGCTTTGTACGATGGTTTCATAAACATAGTGGCAAAGTTCTAACAACGACAGACAGCATGGTTGCTGAATTAAAGGCACATGGCTTTGACGGAGAAGTTATTCCATGGACACGTGGTGTTGACCGTACAATTTTTACTCCTAACCTTAGAGAACAAGTTCTAGCAAAGTACTTATTGTGTGTTAGCCGTGTAAGTAAAGAAAAGAATTTAGAAAAGTTTTTTGAATTAGATTATCCAGGTTATCTAAAAATTATGGTCGGCGACGGTCCGATGTTAGAAACTTATAAGAAGCGATATCCCGATGTGCATTTTACAGGATTTAAGACAGGTATAGACCTAGCCAAATATTATGCCAATGCCGAAGTGTTTGTATTTCCTAGTCAATGGGAAACATTTGGTATTGTAATGATTGAAGCAATGGCATGCGGAACTCCTGTGGCTGCTTACCCGTGTCAGGGTCCAGAAGATGTTGTTGATCAAGGTATGACAGGTTTTATGAATGATAGTTTGGAAGATGCTGTTACTGATTGCTTACAGTTAAACAGAGAACAAGTAGAATGCCACAGTCAACGCTGGACTTGGGAACGTGCTTGGGCAATATTTAGAGACAATTTAATCCCTGCTAAATAGTAGTACTTAATGAAAGGGCTAGTATGTTTGCTTTGTATTTTATAGGCGCAGGCTTTTTTACAGTGTTCGGATGGAACGCAGGCCAAATTGTGTGGGACACATACGTTGAACCGCCATCAATAGAACAACCAGCAGTAAAAAATGAATCAAGAAAAGAAAAAAACGTGGATTGATCACTACGAAAGAATTTTCGACAATGTATTACGTATACTATGGCTAATCTTGTTAATCATGTGGATTAACTCAGAACATACGATTTTCAAATGAAACCTACTATTGCACTATTCTTATATGATCCTAAGTGTTCAGTGCAGAGCGGAAATGGCATAATAAAGGCACTCGGTGCCTTTTATAATTTTAAAATATTCAGCAAAAATGAATTAGAAGATAACTTCTTCGATGACGTCGATATTGTAGCAGTTCCTGGCGGATTTGGTGATGCTAGTTCATTTGATCAAGCGTTTAAGCATAATAGAGATAGAGTAAGAAATTTTGTAAGACATGGGGGCAAATACTTGGGCATTTGCATGGGTGCTTATTGGGCAGGATCGCATTATCTTAATATGTTAGATGGTGTAGATGCTGTGCAATATATAACACGCCGCGGTACAGATACTCGTAGACCGCATGCCAAAGATCTACATGTGCTATGGCGTAACCGTCCCGAAAGAATGTTTTTCTATGATGGATGTGCGCTAGTAGGGGATACTACAAAATTTGATACTATAGCTAGATACAGTAATGGAGATGCTATGGCTATTATACAAAATAATATAGGTCTAATAGGTTGCCATCCTGAAGCTGAGCAATTTTGGTACGACAGTTATAGTTATATGCAAGGCAAATACACTAGCAAGCATGATCTACTTTTGGACTTTGTAAACCAGCTAAATACTTAATGAAAGCAATTGAATTTACGGAAGATATAAGTCGTAGAAATTTACTTAAAGGCGCTGGATCTGCAGCTTTAGGTATTGGTTCTGCACAAGCTAAACCTGTTTCTACTGAAACTGTATTTGTTGGTCCAGGAGATACTGTTTATTCTATAGCTAGAACTTTTGGTATGTCACCGCAGGATATATTCAAAGTCAATCCTGGTATGAATAACAACACTAAATTAGAAGTTAATCAGAAAATAAAAGTTCCAAGCGGTAGCCCTGATACAAGATTACAAGCTCCAATCAATAAGACACTAGATAATTCTGCTAAAAAAGTTAATAATCTTTCACCTTCTCAAGCAATTTCAAGTACTTCCAGTGCTTTGGAAGAACCGGGGTTTATGAAAAAATTACATCAAGTAGCTAGTGCACTAGGAGTTGAAGCAAGTGTGTTATTAGGTATCATGAAACACGAAACTAATAATACACTAAGTCCTAGAGCTCAGGCTCCTGGTAAACATGGTGCTGTAGGACTTATTCAATTTATTCCTAAAACTGCTAGAGATTTAGGCACAAGCACAGCTGAACTTACAAGAATGTCTGCTACTCAACAATTAGATTATGTATATAAGTTTTACAAAAGCGTAGGAGTCCGTCCAGGAATGGACATAGGCGACATGTATATGTTAACATTTATGCCGTCTTATGTGGGGAAAAATCCTAATACTGTATTAGGTAAAAAGGACGGCGGCACTTTGCCGGGTACCAATCAAAATATGCATGCCATTTGGCTTAAAAATCCTGCGTTTTCTAATGATCATAAAAAACCATATTTTACAATACAAGATGTAAAGAACAGAATAGAGAAATGGTTATGAAAACAGAAACTAAAAATCTTATTAAAAAAGTAGTTTGGAATCCATGGACAGCGATACTTACGCTATTTGTCATGCTGGCAATTCGTCTAGCAGATCCAGGGTTTGTAGAAAGTGTTAGATTACTTTATTTTGATAAAATCATAACCAGTCAACCTGCACAAGATATTCCGGTTAGTGTAGTTAATATTGACGAAGACACATTGGATAAACTTGGACAATTTCCGTTTCCACGTGATTACTATGCAAATATAGTTAAAGACCTATATGCACACGATGCAGGACTAGTAGTATTCAATGTACTAATGCCCGAAAAAGACCGTTTTAAACAAGATGCGGTATTAGGTCAAGTAATGCAACAGTTTCCTACAGTACTACCAAGTGTAGCAGGACAAAAAAACAAGAATGAAAGTCACGGTAGCCCTGTTCAACCTGTAGGACAAGATCCACATGGACGTGTGGTAGAATATCCTGGACTACTATCCAATGTAGAACCGCAATCAAGTTTGGCAGCTGGTGTTGGTATTGTTAATACATTTCCTGAAGTAGATGGTAAAGTACACAGAATGCCGTTGGTTATTATGGTAGGCGATGATCTATATCCTAGTCTTGCCATGGAAACACTACGTGTGGCTGCAGGAGATACTCGCATACAAGTTAAGATAGGCGAAGCAGGTGTAGAAGCACTTAGAGTTCCTAAACTAAACAAAATTAACACAGACAGTTTAAGTCGTGTGTGGATCGATTGGGCAGCTACTCCTAAAGAATACAGTTACACAGAGTTACCAAAAAGTTTTAATAAAGGTGTTGTTATAGTGGGACTTAGTGCTGCTGGACTAGCCAATCCTGTTGCCACAGCAAAAGGAGAAGTATGGCCACAATATCTACAAGCTGCCACGCTTGGCACAATGCTCAGTGGTACAACTATACAGCGTCCTGATTGGGCAGACACTGCTGAAATTATAGCATTGTTAATTGCAGGACTTGTAGTAATTTTTGTCTCAAGGTGGACTTATGCATTTATTCCAGTTATTGCTGTTCTTGGCAGCGTTCATTTTCTCGTGTTACATATATACTCCCAATTCCATTACCTCGTCGATATTACGTGGTTTATTTGCGGGACTGCTTTGGTATATGCTCACGCCTATACTGTAAAATTTGTCAGCGAGTTTTTACAAAAACAACAGATCAAAAAACAATTTGGCAGTTACCTAAGTCCAGACTTGGTGGCTAAGTTACAGAAAAATCCTGAACTGTTGAAGTTAGGTGGCGAAGAACAAGAATTGAGTATCATGTTTACTGACGTTCGCGGATTTACTAGTATTAGCGAATTTTACGGTAAAGATGTACAAGGACTTACTAAAATTATGAATCGTTATATGACAGCGATGACACGTACAATCTTAGAAAATGATGGTACATTAGACAAATATATCGGTGACGCACAGATGGCCTTCTGGAACGCACCGTTGGACAACACCAAGCATTGTAAAGACGCAGTTAAGGCCGCACTTGAAATGTTAGGGAGTTTAGATGGATTTAATAAAGAAATTGCTGAAGAAGGTACTCCTCCCTTTGGCATGGGTATTGGTATTAATACTGGTGATGTTGTGGTTGGTAACATGGGTAGCGAACAAAGGTTTGACTATACTTGTCTTGGAGATGCGGTCAATCTTGCTAGCCGATTAGAAGGACAGAGTAAAAACTACGGTGTTTTAATTGTGTTAGGACCTGTGACAGCAGAGCGAGTAGAAGGTGAGTACTTTACTTTAGAATTAGATTGTATTGCTGTTAAAGGTAAAAAAGAAGGTGTAACAATTTACACAGTATCTTACAATCCACCAGAATCTGAAATGGCAGAATGGAAACATAATAGAGAAGTTCACGACTTAATGTTAGAGTACTATCGTAAACAAGAATGGTCTAAAGCTATTGCTTTAGTTGATACATTAAAAGGTAAATTTGATGGTCAAATGGATCACTACTACGACCTATGGCTAGAACGCATCGAAGAAATGAAAGCCGCTAACTTAGCGGCTGATTGGGACAGCGTATTTAGGGCTACCTCAAAATAATTTTAGCAAGTCCTATTGTAGTAAAAAGTCTTAACCAAAGATAACCAACATCTAACTCAAACCAGCGACGGCTTAAACGCACACTTGCTGGATCAAGGTGATGATTGTTATGTAGCTCTTCTCCACCAATCCATATACCCCACGGTATAAGATTACGTGATTTGTCTCTAGTAGGACCATTTTTATATCCCCACCAATGCCCTAGTCCGTTAATTACACCAGCGGCATGAAACGGCACCCATAGCATTTGCACACCCCACACTATAAATCCCCATGGTCCAAAGAACAATAAGTCTATGACTAGCATTAAAAGAATACCAAGGCGGCTATGGGGTGTATAAATGTTACGCTCGATCCAATCGTCCGGAGTACCTACTCCAAACTTTTCTACCATGTCTGTGTCTTTACTAGCGTGGTGATATAGCAATGCACCTTTAGTGAATACAGTCCAAATACCAAATACGTGTGGACTATGTGGATCACCTTCTTTATCGCTATAAGCATGATGCTTACGATGTATAGCTACCCATTGTTTAGTGATCTGCCCTGTGGTTAACCATAACCAAAGACGGAAGAAGTGACTTAGTATTGGATGGAATTGGATTCCTTTGTGTGCTTGTCCTCTGTGTAAAAACAGGGTAACTGAAACAATAGTAATGTGCGTTACTATTAAGGTGTATATAATTGGATTCATTATATACTTAGTCGTCTCCTGCCGACGCCTGTATTTCTTGTTTCGTTGCTTTACGATGTTTTCCTATTACAGGATCATCTTCTTTTTTCTTAGTAGTATTAATTTCTTTTTCAGCTTCAATACGTTCACGTTCGATAGTCTTGCCGCGAAGCTCCATAACGGTTTCTACTTTTTGATTCAATCGAATTAAATCATTGTCTAGCATACGTATGCGATCTATCAGTGCTATTAAGGTTCCGTTGGCCTGTCCGATAACAGGTTTAATTTCTTCAGTAACCCATTTCCAAACGAAATACACGAAATATCCCATTCCAG